GAGTTGATCAAGATGGCAGAAGCAGCAAAATAAGAAAGTCAGGTGATCACAATGTTTGATGTTGATGCAGTAAAAAAGAGGTTGTTGTCATTTGGGTATACGGTCAAGACAGAAGATGAATTTGCCTTGACCTTTTGCGTTGAAAAGACACGAAGCGCAATCAAAAATGATACTAACCAAAGTGACGTGCCGGAAGGGTTAGAGCACATTGCCAGTGACATGTCAATTGGCGAATTTCTTCTTTCCAAAAAGACCTTTGCACCTGATGATCTCTCAAACTTAGATTTGAGTTATGTTGTAAAACAGATACAGACAGGTGACACTAATACAGTTTTTTCAGTTGGTGATGCAAGTTTAACACCTGAACAAAGGCTTACCACCTTCATCAATTATCTTTTGAGTTATGGAAAAGCTGAATTTTCAGCATACAGGCGGGTAAGATGGTAAAAGCAGTAGAAGTTGCACAGGGTGCAGCTAAAAAAGCCATTGAAGCAATTTATGATGGTACATTAACTGTTATAGAACATCAAAAGATAAAAGATGACATAACAAAGGTAACCGGTTACAAGGATGTAGTTGTTTTGGAAGGTCAACCGTGTAAATTATCATTTGAAAGAATTACAACAGCGGTTCAAAGTGAATCAGCAGCAAGTGTTGCACAAACTACAAAGTTATTCATTTCACCAAGTGTTGTGATAAAACCGGGTTCAAAAATTTCAGTAACACAGTCAGGTGTAACCGCTGATTATAAATCAAGCGGAATACCGGCGGTATATCCAACACATCAAGAAATCATTCTTGATTTATTTAAGGATTGGACGTAATGAGTAAAATGGGTGGCTTTTCAGCTAATGATTTGAAAAAACTTCAACAGAAGTTAAATAAGATTCAAAATTCACAAGTTGATGCGTTCGTTCAGTCCTGTGCAAAAGAACTTGCTGCAAGGTTACTTGCAAAAGTCATAAAAAGAACCCCGGTGGGGCAATACCCTACAGGGTCAGGAAAAAAAGGCGGTACACTTAGACGTGGTTGGACTTCTCAAAAAGCAAATGGTTCAGAAGGATTGAATACAAAAGGTGCAGCACAATATGTAGACACCCTGAAAATCAACCATTTTGGTGAAACTTTTGTTATTGAGATTACAAATCCTATTGAGTATGCGTCTTATGTGGAATATGGTCACAGGACACCAAACCATAGTGGATGGGTGAAAGGGCGGTTTATGATGACAATTTCTGAACAGGAGATTGAGCAGATTGCACCAAAGGTACTTGAAAAAAAGGTTCAGCAATTTTTAGGGGGATGCTTTAAGTGATCAATAAAATAATTGAGTCAATCAGCATTGCTTTAGATGCTGAATTTCACTATGAAAACCATATAGAAGAAATTAAGCAAGATTTAGTTCCACCTTGCTTTTTTATTATGTGTTTAAATCCAACAAGTAGATTGTTTTTTGGAAAACGGTATTTTAGAAGCAATTCATTTTGCATTCAATACTTCCCGCAATCAGATGAAAAACAGAAGGAATGTAATGATGTTGCCGAAAGAATGGCTTTGTGTTTGGAAGTCATCACAATGGGTAGTGACCAAATAAGGGGGACAAAAATGAAATATGAAGTGGTTGATGGGGTTTTGCAATTTTTCATCAATTATGACTGTTTTGTTTACCGGGTGGAAGCTACCGAAACAATGGACACAATGGGAACCAGTACCAGTGTAAAGGAAGGTGAGTAAATGGCGGTTAAGAAAAAGGAAACAGACGATGCGGTTGAATTGGTAGAAGTTCAAGCTGTTCAATCAAAGTTCACTAAGGAACAGATTCTTGCATCAGCAAAATACCGCAACAGAAGGGACTTGGTGGATGCTCTTCTTGATGAAAATATAGAATACACCATAGAAACAGTTGATGAACTGGTAAACAGTTTTATGAAAGGAAAGGTGAGTTAAATGGCTTTAGGTGGTGGTAATTTTACTACACAAAATAAAATACTTCCGGGTGCATATATCAACTTTGTGTCTGCTGCATCAGCGTCTGCTGAATTGTCAGATAGAGGGGTTGCAACTATGCCACTTGAACTTGATTGGGGTGTGGATGGGGAAGTATTTGCTGTTACAGCAGATGATTTCCCAAAGAACAGTTTGAAAATGTTTGGATATGATCACACAAGTGATAAGTTAAAAGGATTGCGTGATCTGTTTTTGAACGTCACTACACTGTATGCATATAGAATCAATTCCGATGGTGTAAAGGCTACAAATGATTTTGCAGAAGCAGTATGTAGTGGTATTCGTGGGAACGCATTAAGTATTTCTATTCAGAAGAATGCTGACAATGCCAATCTATTTGATGTAAAAACGTACATGGGTGCCATTTTGGTAGACACACAAACAGTGGACAGTGCTGCAAGTTTAAAATCTAACGATTATGTCATTTTTAAATCAACAGCCACGTTAGCTGTTACTGCATCTACTCCGATGACTGGTGGAACAAATAGTGTTGTAGATGGCAATGCGTATCAAACGTATTTAGATAAGATCGAATCATACACATTTAACGCAATGGGTGTTGTTACTACAGATGACACCGTAAAAGGATTATTTGCATCATTTACAAAACGTCTACGTGATGAAATGGGTGTTAAATTTCAGTTAGTTGTGTACAGAAAAGCAGTAGATTACATGGGTGTTGTCAATGTGAAAAACAAGATTGGTGATCCTGATTGGTCAGAAGCGTCACTTGTGTATTGGGTAACTGGTGTAATTGCCGGATGTGCGGTAAATAAGTCAAATCAGAACATAAAGTATGATGGGGAATTTAAAGTTGATACCTCATACACACAGACTGATCTTATTACAGCAATCAAATCAGGTGAGTTTACCTTCCACAAAGTAAATGCTGATGTACGAGTTCTTGAAGATATCAATAGTATGGTTACAACCTCTGATACAGAAGGTGATGTTTTTAAGGATAATCAGACCATTCGAGTTATTGACCAGTTGGCAAACGAGGATGCTGTGTTGTTCAATACTAAGTATTTGGGTGCTGTACCAAATACTGCATCCGGAAGAATCTCATTGTGGTCTGATCTTGTGAAAATTCGTCAGGCATTACAGGACTTAGGTGCACTTGAAGGGTTTACTGATGCAGATGTGAAAGTCGAACCTGGTGTAAGCAAAAAATCAGTCGTAGTTACTGGGAACATTACAGTAGTAAATGCAATGAGTAAACTTTATATGACTATTACAGTCGCATAAGAAAGAAGGTGAAAAAATGGACGCTAATGTAATTATGAAAGCAAGAGATACTATATCGGCAAGCCTTGCAGAGTGTTTTGTTACGATTGGTACTCATAGATACAATTTCATGCAAGCGATTAAGTTAGAAGCAAAGTTTGACAAAACAAAAACAGAAGTACCTATTTTGGGAAAAACCGGAAAGGGTAATAAAGCAACTGGATGGAAAGGTACTGGGTCAGCAACTTTCCACTTCAACACGAGTATTTTTCGTAAGATGATGTTAGATTACAAGAATACCGGTCAAGATACTTATTTTGAAATTCAGATCACAAATGAAGACCCAACAAGTTCTGTAGGAAGACAGACCATCGTTCTCATGGACTGCAATATTGACGGTGGTATTTTAGCAAAATTTGATGCTGATGGAGATTATCTTGATGAAGATATGGATTTCACATTTGAAGATTTCTCAATGCCTGAAGCTTTTGCAGACCTTACCGGATTTCTTACAAATTAATTATTAATACCCTTGTGTGGCTTTTATATAAAGTCATATAAGGGTTTTTTATTACTCAACCAACAACAGAAAGGAAATAAGAAAAATGTCAAAATTTAATCAGTTTATGAAAGCCAATAAGGTAGAAAAGAAAAATGAAACATATGCACCAACTGATTCCTTAATGGACAATGAGGGGGATGCTCTTAAGTGGGAATTTAGACACATTGGATCAAAAGAAAATGAAACATTGCGTGATTCCTGTACCGTTGAAGTTCAGGTGACAGGTAAGCCAAATTTATTCAGACCAAAATTGAACACTTCACAGTATCTGTCTAAGATGATCGTTGCATCTACTGTATCACCGGATTTGTACGATGCTGAATTACAGGATTCATATAACGTAAAAACACCGGAAGAACTCGTATATGCAATGGTGGATGATGCCGGAGAATATCAGGACTTCACTATTTGGATGCAGAAGTTTCAGGGTTTTACTAAGACATTTGATGAAAAGGTGGAAGAAGCAAAAAACTAATTGAAGAAGGGGATGGGGAAGCAAACTATGCATACTATGCCCTTCACAAACTTCACATTTTACCGTCAGTTTTTATGGAAATGGATGAACAGGAAAAAGCCTTCGTTATAGCTTCAATCCAAATAAAAGTAGAAAATGATAAAAAGGAGAAGAAAAAAGCTGAAAGCAAATCCAAAAAGAAGGGTGGGTGATACGGATGTCAATGATTCAAACAGGTATTGAACTACAAGATAATTTTACAAGTGTAATTTATGGAATAATTAGTTCTGTGAATATGGCGGTTCCTGTAATGGATGAAATGCAACAGTCTATGAATACAGACATAAATACAAGTGGTATGGAGTCTGAACGCAACGCTGTTGATGCAGTAACAGCTTCTGTAAATGAATTGAATGCTGCAATGCAGAATCAAAGTCAGGTAACAAATAAAAACCCATACACCCAAGTACCTATACCTGATCCAGTTCAATCACCAATCATCCCTGAACAATCACGTGCCCCACCCGCACCAGTTGAAATACCGGTCAAATGGGATACTGATGGTTTAGACGTTTTCACAGGTACAGGTATTGAACGATTTCAACAGGAAGTTCAAAGTACAAACACAATGTTGAACACACTGAATCAAACACAATCCAATATTCAGCAAACTGCAAGTGGTATGGATATTTTACCGGATTCAGCAATTCAGGATATTACTGGAATGGGTCAGCGGTTACAGGGAATTACTGAACGTATTCAGCAGATTCAAAATAATCCAGTAAATGTTGGAACAGATACAGCAAATGCAGAATTGGAACAATTACGATCCCAGTTGAATCAGGCTATTCGTGCACAGAGCGAATTAAATATTGCAATGGGGAATATGGATATAGGCGGTGCAAATGATGCTTATATGAAGTTATCGCAGACCGTTAGCAGTACAGAAAGATATATCAGAGATAATACCAACGAACAGGGGTTGTTCAATAAAGAAGTTCAGGAAGGTGTATCTGAAAGTAACCAGTTGGCAGATACCGTCAAAGGTGTTGCGGCTGCTTATTTGAGTGTTCAGAGTGTTAAAGGTGTGGTGAACGCATCAGATGAACTAACACTAACTACGGCACGTATTGATCTGATGAATGATAAGCTACAGTCAACACCTGAATTGGTAAATATGGTTTATGCGTCGGCGCAGAACGCAAGAGGTTCATTTACAGACATGGCTGATGTGGTTGCAAGATTTGGTAATAATGCAAAGGATGCATTTGGTAGTTCAGCAGAAGTTGTTGCATTTGCAAATTTGATTCAAAAACAGATGACAATCGCCGGGGCATCTACGCAAGAAGCATCTAATGCCATGCTACAGTTATCACAAGCACTAGGTTCAGGTGTATTACGTGGTGATGAATTGAATAGTATCTTTGAACAGGCGCCAAACCTGATCCAAAGCATTGCGGATTACTTGAAGGTTCCTATTGGTCAGATTCGTCAAATGGCACAAGATGGTGAATTATCAGCAAGTACTGTGAAAGCAGCAATCTTTGCAGCATCTGATGATATAAATGCCAAATTTAACTCTATGCCTATGACGTGGGGGCAAATATGGCAATCTATGCAAAATACAGCGTTGATAGCATTTCAGCCGGTTCTTCAAAGAATAAACGCTATAGCAAATAGTGATGGATTTCAGAATTTTGTGAATAATGCAATTGAAGCGATGGCAACACTTGCAAATGTTGTTCTTGATCTATTTAATCTAATTGGTAGTGTTGGTAATTTTATAGCCGATAATTGGTCAATGATTAGTCCAATCGTATATGGTGTAATCGCTGCATTGGCAACATATGCTGCTTACCTTGCGATAGTAAAAGGAATTGAACTTGCTTCTGCTGCTGCAAGTGCTGTAATGGCAGTGGGTAAGGGGATTGTAGCAGCGGCTACAATGATTGCAACAGGTGCTACATGGGCGCAGACAACAGCACAAATGGGGTTGAATGGCGCAATGTATGCGTGTCCTATTGTTTGGATTATCATATTGATTATTGCACTGATTGCGATATTTTACGCAGCGGTAGCAGCAATCAATCACTTTGCGGGGACTTCCATTTCTGCCACTGGTCTTATAGCCGGTGCTATTGCAACGGCGGGTGCTTTTATATGGAACTGCATACTTGGTGTTATCAATGAAATTATTGGAATAGGTGTTGAACTTTATAATTTAATTGCAACATTTGCAAACTTTTTTGCCAATGTATTCAATGATCCAGTTGGCGCAATTCTGAATTTGTTCAGTGGGATGTTTGATTTCATTCTTGGGATAGTTCAGGCAGCAGCAAAACTGATTGATACGGTTTTGGGTTCAAATTTGTCAGGGGCGGTTGAAGGTTTCAGAAACGACCTTGCAGATTCGGTTGCAGATATTGTTGGTGATCAGACGGTTGTTATGGATAAATTAAAGGCATCTGATTATCAATTTAAGGGCATTGATTATGGTGATGCTTGGAATGCCGGGTATTCGTTCGGTGAAGGTATTGATGATAAGATTTCAAAATTCAACTTATCAGATATATTAGGAAAAACAAACATACCAAACGTGAATGATTATATGTCAGGTCTTAATGGTGTTGGTGGTGATGTTAATGCCATTGCCGGTAATACCGGTGCAATTAAAGATAGTATGGACATTACAAGTGAAGACGTGAAATATCTTCGTGATCTTGCTGAACAGGATACTATAAACAAATATACCGTAGCAGAAATTAATATTGATCAGTCCGGTATGCAGAACACTATTAAAAATGGTGATGACATAGATGGATTTATTTCAACACTAACGGATGCGGTAAATGAAGCGGTTGATGGTATGACGGAAGGGGTGCATAAATAATGGCAAGTAGTGGATACGATGTTTATTTAAAAAAATGCCTTCTTCCGGTTACTCCTGAAAAAATAGTAACGAAAATCAGCAGTAACAACAAAGTCCTGAATTTAATTAATGATGGAGAAATCAATGTTTTAAAAAAGCCCGGCTTAACAGAAATCGAATTTGAATGTTTGATTCCACAAGTTAAGTATCCATTTGCAAGTTATAAATCAGGATTTAAGAAAGCTAAATACTTCTTAGATTATTTTGAAAAATTGAAAAAAAACAGAAAACCGTTTCAGTTTATTGTATGTCGCAAACTTCCTAATGGAAAAAAATTACAAAATACAAATATCAAGGTTTCGCTAGAAGATTATACAATCACGGAAGATGCAAAAGACGGTTTTGATTTTAGGGTGAAAATCAAGCTAAAACAGTGGCGTGAATATGGAACTAAAAAGGTTAAGGTCACTCTTGCATCAACAAAAGCAAAGGCCAGTGTTGAACCAGTCAGAGAAACAGTAAGTTCACCGGCTCCGGTAACTAATCAAACATACACCGTGGTATCAGGGGATTGCCTGTGGAACATTGCTAAAAAATTCTATGGTAATGGATCACAATATACGGTTATTTATAATGCAAATCAGGGTGTTATTGGCAGCAGTCCAAATAAGATTATTCCGGGACAGATTTTGACTATACCGACAGTGTAGGGGGGTGTGTGAACTGAATGTTGAACTTTTGATTGGAAATGAATCAGGAACAAAGATATATAAACCGGCAGTGCAAGAAGGAATTGAGTGGGCAACTGAACGGAGAAGTTTTCCGGGCAAATTGACTTTCAAGGTGTTGAAAGATGATATCCTTGACTTCTCCGAAGGTAGCTCAGTAAGAATGAAGGTCAACGGTGACAATGTTTTTTTTGGCTTTGTTTTCAAGCAACAACGTAACAAAGACAAAAATAATATTTCTGTTACTGCTTATGATCAGTTACGCTACTTAAAAAACAAGGATACAAAGGTATATGAAAGTAAAACAGCATCACAAGTTGTTCAGATGGTAGCAGATGATTATGCCTTAAATGTGGGGACATTGGAAAATTCAGGGTACGTTATTGCATCACGAGTTGAAGAAAATACGTCTTTGTTTGAAATGATAGAAAACGCACTTGATTTGACCATGACTAATACAGGGCAAATGTTTGTCTTATATGATGATTTTGGAAAATTAAGTTTGAAATCACTTTCATCTATGTACGTGAGAAGTGCCGGAAAATATCTGATGATTGATGAAGAAACAGGTGAGAATTTTGACTATACATCAAGTATTGATGACAACACCTATAACAAAATAAAATTGACCTATGACAATGAAGAAACAGGTTTTAGGGATGTATATATTGCACAGGATTCTTCCAACATGAACAGGTGGGGGGTCTTGCAATATTTTGATAAATTACAGAAAGGTGAAAACGGACAAGCAAAAGCTGACGCATTACTTGCCCTATACAACAAAAAGACTCGTAATCTAAAAATTACAAATGTGCTTGGTGATAACAGAGTGAGGGCGGGGTCAATGATTGTTGTAAACCTAAACCTTGGTGACATAAAGCTGAAAAATTTCATGCTTGTAGAAAAATGTACACACACATATAAGGAAAATGAACACTGGATGGATTTAACACTTAGAGGGGGTGAATTTGTTGCCTGATGCAAAGGATCTTGTAAAAATAATAAAAATGGCTGCTGCCGATGCAGTAGAAGCAACAAAACCAGTATATATTTATTTTGGTGAGGTGCAGCAGACTTCACCATTAAAAATAAATGTAGAACAAAGAATGATACTAGGTGAAGGGCAACTGGTTCTTTCAAGAAACGTTACTGACTACAAAACAACTGTGACTGTAGACTGGGCTTCGGAAACAGGGAAGAAAGAAATCACTATTCATAACGGCTTGGTTGTTAGTGATGAAGTAATCCTGATAAGACAGCAAGGCGGTCAAAAATTCATTGTATGGGATAGGATTGCTACATGATACCATCAACAGTAGGATTTTTAGAACAAGATTTTGAGATAAAAGAACAACCAAGCAAAACTTATAAGATGGGTATGGAAGGTGACTCCATACGAGGATTTACCGATGGGGTTGAAGCAGTAAAACAGACAGTCCGACACATCCTAAGTACGGAACGCTATCAGTATATTATATATTCATGGAACTATGGTATTGAAACACTTGATCTATTTGGTGAGCCAATAACGTGGGTGGTTCCTGAATTGGAAAGAAGAATCACAGAAGCATTACTTGTAGATTCTAGGATCACAGGTGTAACAGATTTTGAACACGATATTAGTAAAAAGGGTGAAGTACATACTACTTTTACTGTAAATACTGTATTTGGTAATTTTGAATCAGAGAAAGGGGTGAATATCTAATGTATGAAAGTGTGACTTATGAGGGAATTTTGGAACGGATGCTTGCAAAGGTTCCTGATGATATGGATAAACGTGAAGGATCAGTTATTTATAATGCATTGGCTCCGGCAGCAGTAGAATTGCAACTAATGTATATTGAACTTGATGTGATTTTGAGAGAAACATTTGCAGATACCGCATCAAGGGAATATTTAGTAAGGAGAGCAGCAGAACGAGGGGTAACACCGGATGATGCAACTTATGCAATTTTAAAAGGAGAATTTACACCAACAACATTGGAAATTCCGGTTGGTTCAAGGTTCAGTTGTAACACTTTGAACTATTTTGTAAAAGAAAAAATTACAGAAGGTGTTTATCAGCTACAGTGTGAAAAAGTTGGTATCGGTGGAAATGAAAACTTTGGCAATCTGATACCTATCAATTATCTGACAGGGTTAGAAACGGCAAAAATAACGGAGTTGTTGATACCCGGAGAAGATGAAGAAGGGGTTGAATCATTAAGGGTAAGGTATTTTGATTCATTGGAAGAAAAAGCATTTTCCGGTAATAGAAAAGATTACATTGAAAAAACCAATGCTGTTTCCGGTGTAGGTGCAACGAAAGTTTTACGTGCGTGGAATGGATATGGTACGGTAAAATTGGTGATATTAGATGCACAGTTTAATAAAGCAAGTTCAACATTATTAGGATTAGTACAGGAAACCATTGACCCAGTTTCAGGCAGCGGTGATGGTTTAGCACCGATAGATCATGTTGTAACAGTTTCTACGGTTTCAGAAATTAGTGTATCAATAGTAACACAGATGACCTTTTCAAGTGGCTATACATATCAAGATTTACAAAGCCAAATTGAAACAGTAATTCAAAACTACCTCATGGAATTACGCAAAGCATGGAACATGGAACGTCCTATTGTACGAATTAGTCAAATTGAATCAAGGCTATTAACTATTCAAGGTGTTCTTGACATTAAAAACACAACTATAAACGGTGGAAATGAAAATCTTGAACTTGGTGAATACGATATCCCGGTGTTTGGGGGTGTGACGGTTGGTTAGAGAAGTTGACCTTATTGGTCAGTTACCGGAATTTGTAAAAGGCTACAAAGAAATTCAAATAATTATGAGTGTAGAAAATCCTGAAATTCAAATAATGGAAAATGAAAGTGAGGTATTTCTCAACAACCAATTCATTGACTCTACAAATGAAATAGGTGTTAAAAGATTTGAAACATTACTGGGGATACAACCACTAGACACTGATACCTTACAGGATAGACAATTTAAGGTTATGTCACGATGGAATCGAAGCATACCTTATACACGCAATACGTTAAAAAATAGATTAACTACTTTGTGTGGTGAAGATGGGTTTTCGATTCAATATGAGACCGGTAAGATCATTGTCAGAATTGCATTGACCAGTAAAAGAACTCTTTCGGATGTAGCGTTGCTTTTAGAGGATGTAATACCTTGTGATATGCTTATAGACTTATCCCTTTTATATAATCAGCATAAAACTTTAAGCCGATTCACACATAAGCAGTTATCAGGATATACACATAAGCAGATAAGGAATGAGGTGTTGAAATAATGACAGAAACAACAAACTATGGTTATCAAAAACCGTTAGATGATGATTTCTATGAAATTGAGCAGTATAACCAAACGTTGGATAAGATTGATAAAAATATTCATGATGTTGAATCCCCTGTTTATGATGACTTAACAGGAATAGTTCAACAACTAAGCAGTGGTGAAAAAATAACCGCTGCTTTTTCTAAAATCAAATTAGCTATAGGTAATTTGATCGCACATTTGACAGACTACAACAATCCTCACAAAGTTGATAAGAATCAAGTTGGTTTAGGAAATGTTGATAACACCGCAGATAGTACAAAATCTGTAGCTAATGCGGTTAAGGCAACAAAAGATGCTTCGGGTAATGTACTGACCAGTACCTATGCAACTGCTTTATCCATAATTGGTAAAACGGTTCAGCTAAAAGCGAAAGATGGGACACTATTGGCAGAAGCACAAACTCAAGATACAACATATGCAGAAGCAACCAGTTCTACATCAGGGTTGATTACTGGTGCTGAAAAAACAAAGTTGGCGGGGGTTGATACTGCCATCAATGTTGCTTATGCAAATGCAAATGGTTATACAGATACAAAGATAGCGAATTTGATTAATGGTGCACCGACAACACTTGATACATTAAAAGAAATCGCAGATGCAATGGCACAGGATGAATCAGTTGTACAATCTTTGAATGACGCTATTGGTACTAAGGCAAATCAGCTAGAACTCGATACTCATACAGGTAATAACACAATACACATTACGGCAAGTGAAAGAAACGCTTGGAATACAAAACAGGGTGCAGTCACTATGGACACAGATACATCCAGTAATGTGTCCCCCGGATACGATGGAACTTTTACCGCTGTAGATAGTGTTACAAAAGATGCTAATGGCCATGTTACAAAAGTAAACCTCAAAACAGTTAAAATGCCTACCGGTCAAACGGATATTTCAGGAAATGCCGGTACGGCATCCAAACTGAAAACCTCTAGGACTTTGGATGGAGTTCCTTTTGATGGTTCTAGCGATATCACACACTATGCGATTTGTCATACAGATGGTGCAACTAGAACAAAAGTAGCAACACTAATTAATCCGGACGGCTCTGTGAATAATGCAAATATGCTTATCATGAATGGGTTTAGAGTTACAGTATACTTTGATTATGGTAATAATGTTGACTATCCAGATATGACCTTGAATGGTGCAACAAGCAAACAGATTATGTTGTATGGAGTAGTACCTACAATTAAAGGTTATAAAACATGGTCAAGTGGCGATGTAGTTGATTTTATCTTTGTAAATGGAAACTGGATTATTTGTGGTATTCCAACATCAAGGTTAGGTACTGTAGTAGATTATGCACTTGGGGCTTTGAATCTAAATCCCTCAAATGCACTTGGTTCGGCATATTATGGTAGACCGTGGGCTGTAATGAAAGACTTGGAATCACAGATACCTGTTGGATGCAATTTGAATTTTGGGGTAACTGCGGCGAGTTATTATGCAGTTGTCGGTAGACTAGAAGGTGCTTATGGTTCATTCATTGTTTCTAGTTATGGAACTGGTAGTGTGTGGCATGTATATAAGAATAACGGTGTATGGTATTATGAACAATTTGCAACCAATGGAGTAGCAAACGCTTAACAATAAAAGTGAGGTGAAAAATGTGATAAGGGCAGAACCATCATAGTTTGAAGAAGTGAATAAGAATACGGTATAAACAAAATAACCGCTATATGACTTTATATGAATGTCATAGGCGGTATTTTTATGCCATCGTAACCCATTAACAAAAAAAGAAAGAAGTATTGAATCCGCTGCAATGGATTGTTCAATACTTCTTTTTAAATTCCTTCTGCAAATGATTGTATCACCAAAGGGTGATCTTTTCAAGTAGAAAGGATGGAAGAAAGAGGTATGAAAGAAATGATTTGTTCGATTGTAGGGGTAATTGGTTCAGCAGTAGCAGCAGTATTTGGTGGTTGGGATGCCGGTCTTTCCACATTAATAATGTTCATGGTTTTTGATTATGGTTCAGGGTTAGTTGTTGCGGGTGTATTCAAGAAAAGTACAAAAACAGAAAATGGCGCACTGGAATCAAAAGCCGGATGGAGAGGTTTATGTAAAAAATTCATGACCCTTGTTTTTGTATTGATAGCGTATCGCTTGGATATTATGGCGGGAACAAATTATATCCGGGACGCTGTGATAATTGCATTTATTACAAATGAACTGATTTCAATAGTTGAAAATGCGGGTCTTATGGGTGTTCCAATACCTGATGTTATTACAAACGCTATTGATGTTTTGCAGAAAAAATCTGCTCCAAAATCTGAAAGCGAGGTAAAATAATATGACATTTACAAGAGAAAACGTTTTGATGGTCGCAAAGACTTTTTTAGGACAGCCATATGTATGGGGTGGTGAATCTATCACAGAAGGTGGCTATGATTGTTCAGGACTTGTGTATAAAATTCTGAATGCTTCCGGGTATCAGGTGTCACGTAGTACCGCACAAGGTTACCGCACACTAGGTAAACAGATTACATATGATCAGGCACAAGCCGGTGATCTCCTTTTCTTTGGATCAAATAACAAGGCTACACATGTTGCAATTTATGCGGGAAATGCTAAAATGTATGAAAGTATTGGCAATTCTAACAACACCAAGGCTAATCCTGGCAAGGGTGTTACATTTTCAAATGTTAGCAGAAGAAGTGATCTGATGGAAGTTCGGACGTTGTTTGATGATGCTGCTACAAATGTAGTTCAGACACCTACCGCACAGGCAAATAATTCACCTTCGTTTGTGGTAGGACAGACATACACCTTACAGGTAGAGTTAAAAGTAAGAACCGGAGCCGGTACAAATTTTGCAGCCAAAACACATGATCAACTTACACAGGATGGAATGAAACATGATAAAGATGGCGATGGCGCATTAGACCAAGGGACTGTTGTAACATGTAAAGGCATTCAGAATGTAGGAAGTGACATTTGGATGTTGACCCCTTCCGGTTGGCTTGCAGCGTTGTACAACGGAAATCAGTATATTAAATAATTTTAATGTAAGGGGTTCGATATTTGACAGGTTGATTGTGTTCAATGTATGATAATTATATGAGAACATTTTGAGAATTTGCAAATATTGAACTTCTTACGTGTTGCTTACAAATTGAGCATAGAGCCTTTATTTACAATGGTTCGTACTTATCAAAGAGATAGTTATATCTGCGATGGCAGAAATATGGAAATGGCTTCAACAAGTTTACTTGTTTGGAGCCATTTTTTAGTATTTCTGACAGCATTGGATGACTGAGATGACCGAGTCGAAACGGAGTGGAGACGAGGTTCAATGAAGGCATCGCAGATATAACGTGTGCTATATACGCGAATTGCAGTTCATGGAAAGAACTCCCGAGTTTACTCGAGGAGTTCTTTTTATGTGCTGCAATTCATTGGAATGCAAGACATGACCGAGCCGTAGCGAAGCGAGGTGAGGTTCATGGATTGCATTCGCAGTAATTCGTTGCTTACTAGAAAGATTCAAAAGAACCATGGCGAGTTTACTCTTCAATAGCTCTTTTGTTGTATATATTCATTGGATGACTGAGATGACTGGAGTCGATGTTCTCTCAGTCAGACGCAGATATAACGTATGTGCTGCAATTCATTGGTAGCAAGACATGACCGAGCCAGAGCGAGTCAAAGAAGCGGAGAAAAAAGTTGCTCTGGTGGAAACTGATTTGAAAGTGAAAGAAAAAGCAGTTACGGAGAAAGCTTCTACTATTTTTAAGCTAGATGAAATGCTGACGGATAAAAAGAAGAATCTTGAGGAGGTTGATGATACAGTTCAGTATTATGACCGAAAGTTAGATTCGGCAAATAAGGAACTTACAGTAGTGGAGGATGATTACAAGGTGGTTTCTGATAAACTGGAAGAGAAAAGCAGAAATAGCGAAAGAAGTATATTTCATGTATAGTGGTGCTGGTTCGGACAGGAACATGATTTATTTGAAGAAGTGGTTCAGCTTCGGTATGAGAATGAGAAGAAGGACGGAGAAATTCGAAGTTTGAAGCAGAATGAAGTGTATTCCGCAAAGATCGGATATTATGATTATATTATTCTTCATATAGCTGGTGATAGTATTACAAAAAGAATGCAATTGGTTTATGATGGAATAGATAATATTGATGATTTTATGGCAAATATAGATGTACTAATGGAAGGAATAAGTCAAGCTGAAAATTATTTTGAACAATCAGTATTATATGGGAATGAAGAATAT